CTACCAATACGTTGCCGGTAAACAACGATTGTCAATGTTACGCAAAGATGTATATGGACAATATGCCCCACCACGTTTATATGATATCGTACTAAAAAACGTAGAAATCGGTCTTTATACACCAGAACTATTAGACTGGTATAGTGAAGATGATTGGAATAAAATGGAGTCTTTCATCGATCATGATAAAGACGAGCAATACTCATACGCTGCAATTGAACAGTTGATTGAGAAATATCTGATCAGAAACCGCGCAACAAAAGAAGTATTTGAAACACCACAAATTAGATACATGATCGCAGCAGCAACAGTGTTCCACAAGGAAGAACCAAATTCTGCCAGAATGAAATACATAAAGGAATATTATAATGCTGCGTCCGATGGTCTATTCACTCTTGCTACTCCTGTTCTTGCTGGGCTTGGAACTCCAACAAAACAATTTTCTAGCTGCGTCCTTATACGGAGCGATGACGATCTTGACTCTATATTTGCTTCTGGCGAAATGATGGCAAAATATGCCAGTAAACGTGCTGGCATAGGCTTAGAAGTTGGTAGATTGCGCCCACTAGGTTCACCTATTAGAAATGGTGAAATTATGCATACCGGATTCATTCCATTCCTTAAAAAATGGTTTGGTGATCTTAGATCCTGTTGTGTTACTCCAGAAACTTGGGTTGAAGTTTTAGACGAGTACGATTCCAACAATAAATAATGGTATTTTTTTTAAGTCAAAAGATTTATTGGACAAATACTACAGAGAAACTAGAGGAAGAACAGTATTAAAAGTTAGTCAATATAATATGTCCTCAAAATTTAACGACATTGAAATAATTACAAAAGAAGAACACAAAAATGGTAAAAACTAAAAAAATTCAAATTAAAGACCTGACAGTAGGTATGAAAATTAAAACTAAAAACGAGCAAGGCGATATCGTCTTTAAGACAGTAACCGATAAATGGAATACAGTTGTGCAATCCGAAGACCAAGTTCGGTTAGAGTTCGAAAACGGCGTGGTATTAAACTGTTCGGTAAATCATCCAATTATGGTGTGGAGTGACTCTGGAGAATTCCTACAGAAGAAACCGAAAGACCTTACTAATGATGACCGTATTCTCACTGAAGTTGGGTTCACTAGATTATTAGTAGCTGATTTTGACCAAAACAATGACGAGAATTATATCGATATCACAGTAGAGGATACTCATACTTTCTTTGCATCTGCCAGTAAAGAAAGTCAAATGGTATTAACACATAACTCGCAAGGTGGTGTTAGAAATGCATCGGCAACAGTATTTTACCCAATTTGGCATTATCAATTCGATGACCTGATTGTACTTAAAAACAATCAAGGAACCGAAGAAACTCGTGTTCGCCATATGGATTATGGTGTTGTATTATCAGCATTCTTTTGGAGACGTTTTAAGGATAAAGGAAACATTACTTTCTTTGATCCGAATGAAGTACCAGATTTATACGAAGCATTCTATCAAAATACCACAAAATTTGAAGAACTCTATGTAAAATACGAAAAACGTAAAGACTTACGTAAAAAAACAATGAGTGCTGAAGAAGTATTCAAAGGCGGTATTCTAAAAGAAAGAACCGATACCGGTAGAATCTACTTAGTGTTCATTGATAATGTAATGAAGCAAGGTCCATTCGACCCAGAACATCACACAATATACCAATCAAATTTATGTTTAGAGATAAATTTGCCAACAGTTCCATTAAAATCATTAGATGATGAAGGAGAGTTTAAACTGAGTTTAGACGATGGTACTGAAGTATTAATTCCAGGGCAACACAAAGTTTTATTGTCTAACGGTGATATGAAGAAAGTTAGGGAATTGACAGAAGATGATGATATTACAGATTTATTATTATGAGCCAAGCATTTGTATATATTTGGAAGAATAAAGTATCCCTAAGATGGTACTTAGGGTCACGCACTAGAAAAAATTGTCACCCACATGATGGTTATATATGTTCTAGTAAAATTGTAAAACCATTGATTAAGAAAAATTATGATGAATGGGGGAGAACGATTTTAGTAATTGGTGAACCTATCGATATGGTTAATTTAGAAACAGAGCTTTTAACGCTTTTAGATGCCAAAAATGATATACGAAGTTATAACATGCATAATGGTGACGGTAAGTTTACAACATTAGGGATAAGTTTTATTTCTCACAATAAAGGAAAACCTAGTCCACGTAAAGGTATTCCAAACATAGGTGTGTCTATCGCTAGAAAAGGAAAATCACCATATAATAAAGGAAAACCTAGTCCACGTAAAGGTATTCCAAACATTAAAACTAGTATTTCTCTTAAAGGAAGAAAACAACCAACAGTATGCAGAATTATAGATAGAAAAGAAATAAGTATATCAAATTTTAAAAAATGGCTTAAACACGAACAATCGCCTGAATTAAGATTAAAAAATAATATCAATATGTCTAATTCTAAAACAGGCAAGCCGATGAAAAAAGTAACATGCCCACATTGTAATAAAACAGGTGGGATCAGTAGAATGACTCAATATCATTTTGATAATTGTAAATTATATGGAAATAGAAATGAGAATAATTAAAAAAGAATGCACTAGAAAAGTTCCAAAAATAGCACTGTGTACCTTAGGTTCAATCAATTGGGGTAATTGCAGAAATCCAGAAGATATGCGTAGAGCTTGCCGTATCCTTCATCGTAGCCTGAACAATATCTTAGATTATCAAGACTTCTTGTCAATCCACTCTAAACTATCAAACGATGAAATTCGTCCTATTGGGATTGGCGTTACTAATTTAGCATACTGGGCTGCTAAACGCGGGTTGAAATACGGTGAGCCTGAAATGTTAGCCGAAGTTAAATCTTTTATGGAACACCAGGCATTCTACTTAACTGAATCTAGTGTTGAATTAGCAGAAGAACGTGGACCATGTTTAGATAGTGCAAAAACCCGATATGGTCAAGGTATATTCCCGTGGGAACTACGTGCAGAAGGCGTAAATGAATTAACCGATTTTACACCAGAACTGCCTTGGGAACAATTACGTGAAAGAATGAAAGTTAGCGGTGTTCGTAATGCTACACAAATGGCAATTGCTCCAGTTGAATCTAGTTCAGTTGTTATTAATAGCACCAATGGTATTGAAATGCCAATGCAGTTAATTCAAACTAAAGAATCAAAAGCCGCATCATTAACACAAGTTGTTCCAGAATACCATAAACTGAAAAACAAATATCAGTTAATGTGGGAACAAACTGATTGCATCGGGTATTTAAAAACTGCAGCGGTATTAGCAGCATATGTTGACCAATCAATCAGTGTAAATTCATTTTATTCGCCTAAACACTTTCCAGATAGAAAAGTACCAGGAACATTAATTGCGAAGAATTTGATGTTAGGACATAAGTGGGGATTAAAAGGTTTTTATTACTCACTTATAGATAAAGCTGGTTCAAAATCAGAAGATGATGTTGAATTACCAAGTGGCATCGATGAAGATGATGAAAGTGAATGTAGTAGTTGCAAGCTATAGCATGTAAATTATAAATCTCCTGTAAATTGTGATAAATAAACTTACAGGAGATTTATATGAATTATTCAAGAATATACAACGATATAATAAAGAGAGGACAAAACAGAATATTACACGGATATAGTGAAAAACATCATATTATTCCTCGATGCATGGGCGGAACTGATGAAAAAGTTAATCTAGTATCACTAACACCAGAGGAACATTATGTATGTCATTTGCTATTAGTTAAAATATATCCTAACAATATACGCCTTGTTAAAGCGGCAATGTTTATGCTATCATCGAACCAGAATCAACAAAGAAATAATAAAGGATACGGGTGGTTAAAGCGGCAATATTCTGATTATATGCGTGGACCTAACAATCCAACTAAGGTTAACGGAGCATGGAACAGAGGTATTACCGGGTATAAGATTAACCAAAATTTTTCGGAAGGACTTAAAAAACAAATCTCTGACAGGATGAAAAGTAATAATCCGTGTGCTGGGGTAAAGCCTTGGAAACATCCAAGAACAACAGATATTACGCGGGCATTATGGGCAAGAGCTGATGAAATTTATAATGTGTGGGTAGAATACAACAAACCTTCATATTGTGCATTGTATGGTTTAGTAATGAATAAGAAATATAACTGGAAAGAAGATGGTAAAGAAGTTGGCCCGTTTATGAATATGGTAAAATATTTTAGAAATGGATGGGTACCAACAGAAGACAGTGAATGGAATGAATTTATAAAATGATAATCAAAGAGATAGAATTATTTAACAGTCAAAGTTTTCCAAAAGAGGTGAATAATATGAGAAAATTACATAATACATTAGAAAACATTGTTTTTAGTATGATCGAATTTAATAAAGAAATTCAATCCATACGTCCAAATATACATCTAACTGAGGTAGATTATGCACGGTCATTTCAAACTGTTGCGTTTAATCCTGGAAGACAAGTTGGAAAAACAACATTGATTTCCAGGTATATTGGTGGAAATGATATTGCTATTTCGTTTAATGGAACTAATGCAAACGCATTAAAAGAAAGAATAGCATTTTTTAATATCGAATTACGACAAGTAATAAACGTGCATATTTTAAAACCTGCTGATTTTAGAGGCTGCCAGAAAGAAACATTTGATATTGTGTGGGTAGATGAACCTTCGTTAATGAATAAAGAAGATATTCAAACAATTTATGAAACATTTGCTGGTATTTGCAAACAATTTGTTTTTATAGGATAATAATATGAAAATATTTAAAATAGAAACACATATCGATGGCGATCCATATAGCTCTAATACATTATTAAGTATTGGAAAAAATATCAAATTTAATATGGAACCATGGGGTTGGTATATCAGATTAGAGTCACCTTTTACGAAAACTGTGAATTATGTTGATGCACACGATTTCATTAAGAAAGAAGGACCATGTAGAAAAGTATTCTTAATTAGACGTGTTCCAGGTATTAAAAAATTGATAAAGGTAAATGCATGGATGCCAATATCGAACACTTAAAACAAAAATTAGAAACAGAAACCGATCCTCTAGTAAAATGGAGGATCGAAAAACAAATCGAATTACTAGAAGATGCATTAGTAATTTATCACGAAAGAAGATTACCAGACGAATAAGGACAAGGAATGTCAGAACAGCAATATAACTTAAAAACACAAACAGATTATTTAAATCGTAAAATGTTCCTTGACCCAGCAGGGCCAGTAACTATTCAACGGTTTGAAGAAACAAAATATAATAAAATAGCAAAATTTGAACAAACTCAACGGGGTTTTTACTGGATTCCAGAAGAAATTTCATTGAGTAAAGATGCAAATGATTTTAAAGATGCCAGTGATGCGGTTAAACATATATTCACTAGTAATTTGTTAAGACAAACTGCGTTAGATAGTTTGCAAGGAAGAGCACCGATTCAAATTTTTGGTCCAGTTTCTAGCTTACCAGAAGTAGAAGCACTTATGTCTATATGGTCTATGTTTGAAACAAATATTCATAGCCGTAGTTATAGTCATATCATTCGTAATATCTATAATGTACCAAAAGAAGTATTTAATACCATTCATGATACAAAAGAAATCATCGATATGGCATCGAGTGTTGGTAAATATTATAATAGATTACATGTATATAACTGTCTAACAGAAGTTAAAGATACTATCAGTTTCATCTATAATGAAGATACTCATATAGATCATATTTGGTTGGCTTTACATGCCAGTTATGCACTAGAAGCATTTAGGTTTATGGTTTCATTTGCCACCAGTTTAGCAATGGTTGAAAATAAACTATTCATCGGTAATGGCAATATCATTGCATTAATTTTACAAGATGAATTGTTGCATAAAGATTGGACTGCTTACTTGATCAACCAAGTAGTTAAAGATGATCCAAGATTTGCGGCAGCCAAGGTAAGATTAGAACGTGAAGTATATGGGATTTATGAGTCAGTTATTAGAGAAGAAAAGGCGTGGGCTGATTACTTGTTTATGAAAGGACCAGTCATCGGGTTAAATGCCAATATTTTAAAAGATTTTGTTGATTATACCGCAGTTGGTGCACTAAAAGAAATTGGTATTAAGTATCAAGGCACTGCACCTAAAACTACACCGATCCCATGGTTTAATAAGCATAGCGACAGCAGTAAAAAACAAACCGCTTTGCAAGAGTCAGAAAGCACAAATTATATCATCGGAGCGATGAGTGATGAACTCGACTACGATGCACTACCAACCATATGAGGTAAATTATGAGTTATTTGTTAGAAAAAGCAAAGATTAATGCAGTTAAAAATGCATAAGTAATTGACAACAGTTGGAATATGGTGTATAATCATATTCCAATCAGTTGATAAGGATAATTATGAGAGATTTAATTAATATAGTTTCAGAAGGTATCACCGATAATTGGTTTAAAACCGGTGCATTTGAAACTTATAAAAAAGGTAATCCAGAACATTATGAAATTGCTGATAAACCTGGAACCATTGATACATTAGAAAGTAATGGGAAACCTCAGCATTATAAAAAAGGATGGTATATACTCACTGGTCCGAAAGGTGAACAATATAGTATGCCTCCTGAAAAGTTTAATGAATTGAAAGATGATAATGGTGATGGAACTTGTGTTCCAAAGAAAATCATTAAAATTGCAAAGATGGCTGATCATGACGGTGTTGTAGACACATCATGGGGTGAACCATTGCATTATAAAGCAGGAGAAGATGTAATCGTTAGACATGGTGATAATGATTACGGAGTTGTCAAGAAAGACATATTCCAACAAACATATAACATAGGAAAATAAAATGGCACAAATTCAAGAAGAAGTAGTAGTAATCAAACTAAGCAAGTTAGTTAAAGGTGATGCAGTTGCACCATTAGTAGGTGATGACTTTGAGGCAACGGTTGAATCAATCGTTCAAGAATTAGTTGGTAGCACGGTAATCGTAGAAGTAGAGAAAGCATAACATGTCAGATACCGTAAAATCAGCAATTATTTGGAGCAATGTGAATTGCACATTTTGTGAACAAGCTAAATCATTATTAAAAGCCAACGGTATCGATTACGAAGAACGTAACTTAGCATCAGGAGTTTGGTCAAGAGAACAATTATTAGAAGTTGTTCCAACTGCAAGAACCGTTCCACAAATTTTCATCAATGATAACTATATTGGTGGATTCACAGAATTAAGAAATTATTTACAAGAGGCAGTATGATTATAGAAAAAGGACTATCAGTAGGTGATGTAATCACCATTAAATTATCTTCTGGTGAAGAAGTAATTGCTAAATTAGTTGAAGAAAATGATATATACATAAAAGTATCTAAACCACGTGTATTAACTTCAGCACAAGGTGGCATTGGGTTGGCACCATATTTATTTACAGTTGATCCAGATAAAGATATAAAAATGTATAGAGCTTCTATCGTTGTTATTGAAATATCTGAATCAGATTATGCCAGCCAATATATATCTGGAACAACAGGAATTCAATTAGTATGACCATAGAAATACCTTCAGAATTAACAGCATTATCGGCATCAATAAAAGGATCACTCAATGATATGGTGAAACTATCTGGTAGTGCGTGTGATCTGTTTGGTACAATGGGTAGTATGTTTGATAGTGCAGCCGAGGCAATTGCTAAAGCTGCCGAACGTGCAGTTCAGCAAGCAATGAAAATAGTTGGTGAAATTTCAAAAGCTATCAACAGTGTAATGACTAGTATTAACAAAGCTATTAGCAAACTTGCGGACCTAGCATCATCAGCACTGGCTTCTATCACCAATGCAAT